CCAGCCGGCAGCCGGTCATCGCCAGCCGGCCGCTGATCTGGTGGACGACCGGCTGGGTCCTGGCCGTCGCGTCGAGCTGCACGAAGGTGCCGCCCAGGATCGTCAGGTAGCCGCTGGTGTCCACCGTGCAGAGCCGGGCGTCGCCGATGAACTCGCACCACCACTCGCCAATCGTCAGGTGCGCCTGCGCCCCGATCACGGAAACCCACGAGTTGGGCGTCGTCGGGCCGATCACCAGCGTCCACAGGGCCGCGATGGTCAGCGCCGAATTGCCGGACACCTGGATCTTGTAATCAACCAGGTCGCCGCCACTCCCATAGGCGCTGGCGAGGGTGATCCGGCCGCCACTCATCTCAACCCTGGCGGTCTTGCCATCCAGCCCGAGGCGCACGATGTTGCCGAACGGCACGCCGGAACCGAGGTCGCCGAATTGCACCTTGCCGTGGTAGCTGAGGATCGAGCCGGCGCACAGGTCGTCGCAGCGCCCGACCGTCAGCGCGACCCGCGTGCCGTCCTCGTAGACGCTCATCAGGGCGGCGTCGCCGGGGAAATCGAACGGCCAGGAATGGTAGTGGTCGAGCCGCACGGTATCGAGCGCGCCATCAATATAAATGTCGATGTTGAAGCCCCCGATCCTCAAATGGTCGAGCATCGACTGGCCGCAGTTGCCCTCCAGCAGGATGCCGTTCCAGCTTGCGTTGATCCAGACGTCGCGGATCGTGGTCGAGGGATGGGCATTCGAGCGGACGATCCACGGATATTGCCGGAGGTTGGCGCGCACCGCGGTTGAGGTCTGGGCGCAACTGACGCCAATGCCGACCAGTTGCTGGCCGGTGCCGCCGATTTCGATGACACACGTCGCCGCCAGATTGAAGCCCGAGTCGATCACGAAGATGCTGGTGTAGTTGCCGTCGCCGATGATCCGCTGGCCCCAGATCGCCGAGTAGCTGATCTTGTCCGTGATCCGGCTCCGCCCGGCCGGAAAGAAGATGTCCCGGCCGGTCGCGAGCGCCGCGTTCCAGGCCGCCGTGTCGTCGGTCGTGCCGTCGCAGGCGGCGAGATCGACAATGTTGATCGGCGCGCCCGCCGTCATCCTATTCCGACTTTTGACTAGGCTCATCGGGCTACTCCTCAGACGGCGAGCACGGTTGCGCGATAGCTGGCGGAAGCCGGGTCGACCGCCCCCGCACTTATATTGGTGGCTCTAATGGTGACGGTGTTGGTGGCGCTGACGAAGCCCTGGAAGATGATCCCGGCCGCCGGGCTGGCCGGCAGGCCGAGATGGACGCTGGCGCCGACCACGGCGCCCGTAACGGTGATGGTCAGGTCGGCGCTTGCTGCCGCCGCGATCGAGGCGAAATTCAGCGTTGCCGTCGCGGTCAGGAAAACGTCGTCGTCCGAGACCGCCTGACCGATCACCCGCACGTCGACCACGGCCCCGGACGGCGGCGCCTCGCTGAAGGTCAACTGGTCGCCACTGACCGTGTAGCTGCTGATCGGCTGCACCACGCCGTCGACTGAGACGATCAGCGAGCGCGAGCCGCCGGTCAGCGTCACCGGCAGCGTCCAGACCGTCGTGCTGCCGTTGCCGGTGCGCTCCATGGCCACCAGCGAGCCGCTGACCTCGGCAACCGCCGAGACCGATGCATTGCCGGAGCCGTCGAAGGTGAAGTAGCGCCCGGCGCGCGCCGTGACGTTGGGCAGCACCAGCCCGGATGTGTCGCTCGGCGGCACCGTGACCGCCCGGTCGAGCCGCTCGGAGAGCTGCTGGTCGGCCATGCAGAGCAGATCGAACTCGGACTCATGGATCTCCGCATAAAAGGCGCCCTGATTGGTAAGGTCGGTCAACTGCGTGAGCGGCACCGAGCGCAGCATGATCAGCCTGTCACCCGCCGGCAGCGCCGTGCCGCTCAAGGGGTAGGTGATGCTGCCACCGGACGCCGAGCCAACACCGCTGACGGAGTAGTGGGTGCCCAATGTAAGCGTCGTGTCCGTGCCCGCAGAGGTGCTCCGGACCACGACCAGATGCGACGAGCTGATGATCGGGAAGGTGTAGGCAAACGTGGTCGCGCTGCCGTTGCCGGACACGACAGTTCTGTTGACAGCCGTGGCGACGGTCATGCGGGTTGCTCCATCATATGCGTGTTATTGCTTCGGCGCTTCCCGGCCGCTCAGCGTGCCGCGTATCCAGTCGCCGACCGTCTCGCCCTGCTGTTCCCCGGTCAGCACGTCGGCGACGTAGCCGGCCGGCTTTCCAGCTTGCCCCAGCGGCAGGCCCGTCAACATACCCAGGATCATCAGCGCATCGGCAACCGCCCGGCCGGCGGTGCTCTCCGACCCGGTCGCCAGTTTGAAACCGGAGGTGACGATCCGCTCGGCTTGGCCGAACACAGGCGCCGTGCTGAGCCTGTCGTCATACGGCTTGTCGTTGCCCAAGTGGATGCCGAGATTGACCAGCGGGCCGACCCCCGGCACCATGGCCGCGAAGTACCGGAGCTGGCTGAGCAGGAACAGCTCGCCGATATCATCGATCAGCCCGTCGTCATCATCATCGCCCAGCTCGCCGCGCGCCGCCTGCGTCATCGCTTCGGCCAGCACCGCCGGGATCATCGCGCCCACCAGATAGATGTAGAAGAGTCGCGGGCTGCCGCCGACCCATCCGAGTTCGGTAACCGTGGCGTCGAACTCGGTGCGCAGCAGGTTATACTGAGCGTTGAAGTACGAATAGAATTGCAGGAACGGCCTGATGAAGGCGTTCTGGACTTCGACCCGCGACACATCCTCCGGCGCGAAGCTGCCTTGGGTCGTCCGCACGACGCTGTCGGCCTCGAGCACCGCCTCATCTTCGGTCTTGCCGGCGGCAATGCCCTGCTCATAAGCCCCCAGCCAAACCGCCCTATCCACGAGGTTCTGCGCATAGATTTGTGCGAAGTAACCATGCTTGTCGGTCTTGTCCCGCACCTTGCGGAGAGCGCTCTTCTGCTCCAACAGATCGTTGATCGTCGTCATCAGTTCCATGCTGGTGCTGTCCATGCGGTCTTTCATGAACGCGCTTTTCTGCATGATCATCTGCGAACTGTGCCGGGGTGCGAAGGTGCTGGAGACCAGCCCGCGCAGCACCCGATGCGGCTTGACCCGCACCATCGCAACACTGATGCCGGTGATCTGCTGGGCGGCGTTGAGGAGATTGCCCGCCATTGCTTGGATCCCCGTCCTCTTTTGCAGGCCCTTGAAGAACGTAGCAGCGGTACGGCCACCTTCCGACGTCGGCGGGATCTCGACGGTCTGGCGGGCGACTCTCTGCAGCCACGGCACCAGCACCTCGTCGATGGCGTGCGGGTCGATCCCGAACATCTCCTGGCGAAATTCTCGGTTGATGGCGAGACGGGTGACGTCGCGGATCACTGGCCCCAGGTGCGTGAACTTGAGCACCGTGTCCATGTGCCCGGTCAGCTTGCTGACATTGAGTTCCAGCGGCTGATTGTACTCGACCCGGCTTTTCGTGAAGCCCCGCGCCACGCTCGGCAGGATGCCGGCGTTAGCCATCTCGCCCATGGCGTTGGCGTCGACCCGCGCGCCCGCCTCCGGGTTCAGCGTCCGGTCGGTCACCGCCGGCACATAGCCGCCCCTGTACTTGCCGAACGGTGTCTGGATGCCGGGCGTCTCGACTTCCTGGAAATAGAAGCCCTTCATCTTTCTATGGGCAATCTGCGCCGGACCTTTCAACTCCTCCAGCAGATCCCAGATCGCCTGCGCCGTGTCATAGTCCGCTTTGGTCAGGGTGCCGTCGCGGACCATGCGGTTGATCATGCGATCCCACTTGGAGGTATCCAGCGCGCCCGTCTTCTTGTCGATCTCGCCCCACGCAAAGCCCTTGCCGCGCCCGCCGAGCAGTAGTTTCCGGAAATTACTGTCGTTGCCGCTGTGTAACAGCGCGTGCAACAACGCGCCTTTATTTTGAAATGTGTAGTTCAACTCATCACTGTGGATGGGTTTCCCAAGCAACTCCGCCTTTCGCGGTTCGAGGATATCGACCAGTTGCTTGATGCGCCGGGTTTTCTCCGCACGGTATTCGTAGACCGCCGCCAGCACCGGCCGGAGCAGGTATTTTGTGAACGGCCCGACCTTGCCGTTATCCATCCGCCGCGCCCAGGACTCGACCCGTTCCAGGAACGCCGCCGTAGCCCAGAACGAGCGCGCTTTCTTTTCCCACGGCGTGACTGCTTCCGTCTGGCCGATCCGCTTGCCGCTGTCCCGTCCCGATGCCTGCGCCAGCATCTCGCCGACCGCCGCCTTGATCGCGACCCGCTCGCCCTCGATCTGCACTGACCGCGCGTCCCGGCCCATGTGGAGCAGCGCATCGACGGTATCGGTCAGCGAGCGGAACTCGTCGACGGTCATCTGCCGCCACACGTCGCCCATGGCGGTTGGAGCGCCACCGGGCTTGGCCCGCGTCCGCGTCCGTCCCCGCGCCGCCACGGTTCCCGCTCCCGCCGTCGCCGCCTCGATCATCTGCTGCATGTCGACGGCACCGGCCGGGTCGTCCTCGGCCAGCCGCTGGAACCAGACTTGCTGGTCAAAACCCCCCGCCGGGGTGGATAATCCGAAGCGCGCCAGGATCGCGCGCGCCGCGCCGACGAACTCGATGTCGGTTGCTCCGGCCAATTTGCTGTCCGGCTTGCGCAGCCTGCTGAACCGCTTGACCGCCTTGCCGACGCTGGCCTGAACCTCCTGCGCCTCTCGGGCGAGCGCCAGATTGATGAGCTGCTGTTCCTTCAGCGTCGCAGCTTTCTGGTAATCCCGCTTCGCAATCGCCTGCTCGATCTGGCGCCCGAGCCGGTCAGCCTGCGCCCGGTAGCGGCCCGGTACGGCGTCCTCGATCCGCTTGGCCCCAATGGCCTTCTTCGCCGCCGCCGTGATCGCCTTGACGTCGAGCCCGCTGGTGATGCCGCGCGTCTGGCGCAGCGCCGCCCGCTGGGCCGTGCGCTGGGTGACACTGGCCGCCGCGGTAGCCGCAGCCATCTGCGCCTCGGCCGAGACGCCCGCAACGCCCGCCGCCGGCACGCCCATGGTTGCGACCGCTTGCTCGTCCGCCTGCGCCTCCAGCACCGCCGCGCGGTCGGTAGCGGCCGACTTGGCGCCCGTCTCGGCAACCGTCCGGGCCGCCGCCTTCTCCATGACCGACGCCGCCAGCCGGCGCAGCGCCTTGGCCTGCAGCGCCGCCAGATCCAGTTGCTTCTCGTTGAGCACGACCTCACTGGCGTCTTCCGCGATCCGGCCGTCGCTCAGCATGTCGCCATGCCGCTGCTTCATCGCGGCGTCCGTCTCGGCCTCGATCACTTCCTTCATCGGCTGGATGTTCAGCAACGCGTCGCGCAACTCGTCCGCCGACCCAAAGCCCGTCCAACTGGCGACGACGTGATGCGACGCGCCGTCCTTGGCCGTGAGACCCTTGGGCAGCAGCTTGACGATGTCCTTGCCGTAGTCGCGCTCCAGCGTCTTGCGATCCAGCTTCATGGCGCGCGGGTTGCCGTTCTCATCAACCAACTGCCCGCCGTCCGCCGTCTGACCAGTCCGGATAAGATTGTAGGCCCGATAGACCGGGCGCGACCGCACATCGGCCTCGACACGCTCGCGCACCTTGGCCCGCTCTTCCCGCCACCACTCCAGCCGCTCGCGCTCCATCTCCTTCATGACGCGCCTGGTCAGTTCCTCGCGCGCTTCCATGTTGGCCTGCGCGGTCAGCCGCTCCAGACTCTTCTGCTCGGCCGCCGTCATGACACTGCGCAGTGCTGACGGCACCCGGAACGAGGATGCCGATTGTGCATCCTTGATCGCGTCCTCGGTCGCCAGCAACCGGTCCATCACGCCCCGGACTTCCGGCGTCAGCTTCTTCCGGTAGTCGGGGATCGCCTTCAGCGTCCGGTAGATCCGGACCAGCCACGAGGCGAAGGACGCAAACGCATCGCGCAGTGCGGCACTCGGCGCCTTGCCTTCGCGGGCATAGACCTCGAACGACCGCGCCCACAGCTCATGCGCCTCGCGCGTCATGGCGGCGTGGATCTGGTCGGCGGTTGACGTGGCGACGTCGACCTTGATGCCGAGGTGATCCAGCGCCGTCTGCAGGTCAGCCTGCAGCTTGACCCGAGCCTCGGCTGTGGCACCCGGCAGGGTGGCGTCGTCGATCAGTTGGAAGAGGAAAAAATGCCCGAACTCATGCAGAGCGGTGCTTAGATTTGCGCCCTCGGTCAGTCTGATGACGTTGCTCAGGTTACCGTATGGATCGCGCACCCGCTGATAGCTGCCGCGCGGGCCGCCCGCCGCCGCCTGCTCGTAGGACTGGATAACCACGTCGGCATCCGCGAAGACGACGTAGTTGAACGAGTCGCCGCTGCTGTCCCTGGCGCTCGCGTCGAGATACTTGATCCCGCGCACGCCGGCCGCCAGCAGCAATTCGGAAACAGTCTGCGAAGGGTTGTGCCTAATTCCTTCCGCCGTGGTCGCCGCAGCCCAGTTTTCCATCGCCCGGTACACGTCCTGCCCCGTGTAGTCGTCTGCAATGCCTGGAATATCATAGTCGTCCAGCACCTGCTCGACCGCCTTCCGCACCGCCTGCGGCTGTTCGCTCAGCGGCTTGTCGTGCAGCAGGTACTCGCCGTCGTCGGGGATCTCGACCGTGTACAGCCGGCCGCCGGGAGAAGATTTCAGGTGTTTGTTGAGGTACGTCTCGGCTTTCGCACTGATCTCCAGTTCGGGGAACTTCCGGCGCAGTTCTGCGACGCTGCCGGCGCCCCACAGGTACATTGTCAGCCGCAGGCCCTCTTCGCCCAGCGCCTTGGTGACATCCGCCTCGACGGCATCGATGTTCCGGGCGGTGACCGGCTCGCCGTCCCAAGTCATCTGCGGCCCGGCCAACGTCTCGCGGTAGTACTGCGCGATCTCCTTCTTCCCGGCGAAGTACAGCCCGAAGCCGTATGCCTGCGCCCCTTCACCACTGCCAATCGCCGCCGTGCTGAACCGGTCGAAGATGTGCGGGCTGCCGTGGTAGACGGACTGGAACAGCTCGGTCGGTTGCCGCCCGACGACGGTCAGATTGACGTCATCTCCGGCATTTGTTACGCTTTCTTCCGATGGTCCAGGACCTATTACTTCGGGCAGGACTGCCCCATCGGTGCCCCGGCGCTCGCCCGATGACGGCCCCTCCGGTATTGAGGGGTCCTGGACCTGAGCGCCACTCTGATATAACTCGCGGCCCATGCGCTCCGGCATGGTGTGGTTGTAGTAGATTTTCCCGTCCGTCCGTTCCTCAACGTTGACGACGACTCGCACCGTCTCAGATCCGACAGTGACCGCCGCTTCAATGAAGTGATAGCGCAGCACGTTGCGCTTCTTTGGGTTGGTGTTGGGGACGGGATCGCCAACTCGCCCCTGCTCGATGATCGCGCGCAGTGCCGGGAACAGGCGCAGCTTGAGCGGATCGGCGCTGGCGCTGACCGCCTTCTTCAGACCCTCGGCGACAAAGACAATTTCCCCAAGATCGGCACGGGTGGCTTTGGTGCCGGCCAGGTTGGCCCGATACCAAGCGCGTGCCGCATCGCGGATTTCTTCCACTGAGGCGTCAGCGGCGATGATCTCCTCGCCGGTCAGCGTGGCGACAGGTCCTTGGAACAGCGCACCCTGCGCATCGGCCGGCGCCGCCGTCTGCTGCCCCGTCGCCCACGCCTTGATCTCGTCGGCGGTCATGGTCTTCGGGTCGAGCCCAGCCGCCTCCAACTGCTCCGCCAGCACGCTGACCGGCTCGTCCAGCCGCGCCCGCTGCTCGCGCTCGTCCTGCGTCAGGAGTGCCGCCCCGCGCCCGCCCGCTTCCCGGCGCAACGCCTCCAGCACGGCGTCGCGGTCGGCGTAGCCGTTGCCGCTGTCCGGTATGCCGTTGTCTCTCAGCACGTCATGCTCGCTGAGCACGAAGTTATCGACGTCGCCGATGCCGCCCGTCTTCTTGAACAGGCCGGGGTGAGTTTTCGGGTTGACGCCCATGGCGCGCAGTTCGCTGTCGAGCTGGCTGCCGAGCTTCACCCCGCCCGCCTTGCGCACGATGTCGAGCACGGGCGTCTTGGCTGCCTGCAATCGGCCGGGCTTTGCCCGGTCCGAGGTCTCGCCGCTCTTCAGCCGGGCGATCACTACATCCAGGTCACCGCGCCGGACGCGAGCGAGAGCGCCCGGCCCGCTGACCTGCACCTGATCGCGGAGATACAGCGCGTCGGGGTCCTGCCCGGTTCCCAGCGCCGCCCGCGCGATATAGCGTTCGCGGATCAGCGTCGCACTCGCCGCCGCCTGATGGCTCTCATAGCGGCCGGTGTCCATCAGTTGCTTGTAGACGTCGTCGAAGGTCGCCTGCCCGACCGCCGCACCCTCGCCCTGGAGCGCCAGCCGCTCGACCAGCGCTGACAGGTCCGCCTCGCGCGCCGGGTCCTCGGCATACTCCTTGGCATCGTTGACCGACCAGCCGTCACGCGATGCGCGGATATCGTTCTTCAGCCGGCCATGCAGGTCGGTCGGCGCGATGTGCGTCAGGTAGTCGGCCGCCGATATCTCCACATCCCCGCCAACCGCGAGAGCTTCCTGGTACTGCTCGCGCAAGCCCTCGATCTGGTTCAGCGGATCGTCGTCGAAGGTGCCCGCGCCGGATTGGTACAGTTCGGCAATGGCGGTCGCCGGCACATAGAACGTCTCGACCGGCGTGCCCTGCGTCTGCGCCGCCATGACCGCACTGAACGCATCGGGATTGCGCTCGCGCAGCTTGCTGTCGGCGGTGCCCTTGACCAGCGCGTCGACCGTGGCGGCGTCGTGCGCGGCACGCTGCTGCTTCTGGACATTCGACGAGATCTGCCGGCCCTTGGTCGCGGCGTTGACCAGCGCCCGGATCACTACCCCGGTGCCGCCGGCCGCCTTGGCGTCCTGTTCCACGCCTTCCAGGAGCTTGGCGTTGGGGTCGATGGTGACCATTGCGATGAGGTTATGGAGGATGCCCTCGGAGACCTCCTGCACGGCCTCGATGCCGCCGCCGATGCCGATGTCGACCAGCGTGCGCAGGATGCCGTTGCGGATCGCCGGAGGCACCCGATGGAGCAAAGCATCCAGCCCCATCTTCTCGGTCAGTGCCGTGACGCTGGCGCCCATGACGATGGCAGCGTCGCCCTCGGTCGTGCCGGTTTTGCCCTGCTCCTCGACCCGCTCGGCCAGGATGCCAGCGCCCTGAGCGAACATCGAGGCGGTGCTGGCGGCGCCGCCGGTCAGCAGGACGGTGGCGATCTGCGCGGCCACCTGCCCGACCCCGCCGGCAATGTCGGTGGCGAGGTTCTGCCGGTCCTCGTCCGGCCCGACCGCTTTGCCGACGTCCCTGAGTTCCGTGCCGCCCGCCCCGAAGATCGCGGACGGATTGAGCCACCAGGGACGCGTCGCGGGGTCGGCCAAGTCGCCCAAGGTGTCGAGCCCGACCGCCCGGTACCCGCGTGCCGCCGTCCGGCCGATGACGTCGTTGAGCGCGGCAACGCCCTCCATCGCGATGCCGGTCCCCTCCAGGCCCCCGGCAGGCAGCGCCCGTCCGATGTCGGCCAGCCTGTCGCCCGCTTCCGGCGACCCGCCGTAGAACGCCGACAGGATCTTGCCGAGCGTGCTTTCGGTATCGCCCAGCACCTTCAGGTCGTCGGCGCTGATCTTGGCGAGATCCGGGTCCTCGGCCAGCAGCTTCTGCAGCTTGGGCGCGTCGTTCAGCGCGTCACGGTAGCGTTGCAGCTTGGCCTGCCGCTCGGTCTCCTTGAGGTTGGCCGCGACAGCGTCCGCCGGAGCGCCGATGGCGCCGCCGATGTCCATTGCCTTGGCGTGAGCGTCCGGCGTCGTGCTGGCAGCACCCAGCAGGTTGCTGCCGAGCGCTGCGTCCTGCGGGCTGGGACCATCGATCAGCGTCTGGAACTGGCTCTTGCGCTGCTGCGGCTGGGTCGCAGGCGTGGTCAGCGGGTCGGGCTCGGCCTCCGGGTTGGAGCCGAGCAGGTCGGTGAAATCGCCCATCAGCTCACCGGAACGGTGGTCGCACCCGGCCCCGGCGGCGTCACCGTCGAGGCGGGCACCTTCAGCAGCCGCTGGACCTCCGGCAGATCCTTGCGCCGGGTCGCTGCATAGATCTGCTCGACCAGATCGTTGTTCGCGCGCGGCCCCAGCACCTTGACGATGTCAGCCTTCTCGTTGGCCGGGATGCTGTCGAACGGCACATAGAAGCGCTGCCGCTCCTCCGGCGTCACCTCGAATGGCAACTTCTTGCTGTCCGGCCACCAGTCAACGCTGAGCCGGCCGGGCAGCAGCAGGTCCTGAGCCATGGCCGTCACCTCGGCATCGCTCGGCTTGCGCTGCTCCTTGTCGGCGAACTGCTGCATGCGCTCCATCATCATCGTGCCGAACGAATTCAAGCGGCCGGCGCCTGTCTTGTCGGTGTCCTTCGGCGTCGGGTCGACGCCCGCGTTGCGTAGCAGGTTCGACGACAACCGGATCGCCCTCTGCAGGTCGGCGGCCTTGGCAACCTCCTTGGCGTCGCCCTGCTCAAGCCGGAACTTGAGATCGACGAAGTGGCGCACCTGCTCCTTGGGCAGCACCTTGGCCCAATCGCTCGCCTTCTCCGCCTTGAACTTCTCGAAATCGGTCGCCGCCAGCGTCGTCAGCCGTTCGTACTCGGCCGGGTTCTCCGGCGGCTGCTTGCCGTTGAGCAGCGAGCGCTCGCGCGCCTCCAGGTCGGCGTGCCGGCCATAGGGCAGGTTGGCGATCACCTCGGCCGGCAGGGTATCGACGCTGCCGCCGGAGTTGACATGGCTCCAGGCCGTCGTCAGCGCCTGCTGTTCGCGGTCGTGCCGGGCCGACTCGCGCCGGCTGCTCTCCTTGGCGATGTCGCCCTCGACCATGTCGAGTGTCTCGGGATCGTTCTTGTAGCGCTCGCGCGCCACGGCATACGCCTGGGTCAGATCGACGTTGTCCTGCACGCCGCCGGTGATCTTGTTCTCGACCTTGGCGACATACTGCCGGGTCTCGGCGAATGGGATCTTGGCCGACCACGCCGCGTCACTGATGGCCCCGGTCCTCGGGTCGCCGTTCAGCTTGATCCATTCGTCGACCTTGCCGGGACCCGCATTGTAGGCGGCGAGCGCAAGCGTCCGGTTGCCGTATTTGTTGAACTGGATGTCGTAGTATTTGCGACCAAGCTGGCGATTGTAATCCGCATCCGACCGCGCCTTGGCCGGGTCGTAGGCGACGCCGAGCGCATCCGCAGCCTCTTTGCCGCTGACGTCGTTGATCTGCATGACGCCGAAGTTGCCGGCGCTCGACACGGCAGCCTGATTGCCGCTGCTCTCGGTCGACTCTATCGCCCCGTGGACCGTGCCGCCGGCCGTCGCCTGCGTCTTGGTCACGTCGTTGATGATGCTGGTCGCTGCCGTCCGCGCCTCGGCCCGCTTGACGGTCGGCGCCAGGGTGCGCTGGATCGTGACATTGTCGTCGGCGTCGAAGGCGTCGGCATGGTCTTTGTAATACTGCTGCGCCACCAGCGGATTGTCGGTCGCCATCCGGAGCACGACCGCTTTCTGGATGCCGGAGCGCATCTTAAGAACCTGCGCCTCGACCTGCTCCGGCGGCAGGCCCTTGGCATTGGCCCTGATCGCCAGTTCAGCCAGACCGATCTGACTGTCAACTTCCTTCGGATCGTTGTAGCGCAGCACTGCCTGATTTTGCGACGTGGCGATGATGCCGGCGGTAGTCTGGTCGCGGTACTCCTGGCGCTGCCCGGCCTCGTGGCGGCTGACGGCGCCCATCTCCGAGTCCTGATGCCGCGCCCACAACTTGTCAAACTGCATCTTGGCGTAAGGGCTGGTCAGGCCGGTGCCGGTTTCCTCGCCGATCCGCTTCAGCTCGGTCGCGGCCTCGTTGGAGCTGCCGATCGCCTGCCCGCCGCGCCGCTGATAGATCGCGTTGTCGCCCTCGTAGAACAGCTTCTGCGTCCGCTGGCTGGCTTCGGTGTAGGCGTTGAAGGCTGCCAGCTCGCTATCTTCCTTGGCGTGCTGCTCGGCCCGGCGGTCGATCAGCGATGCGACCTGCCCGAGCTGCTGGCCGGCTTGCTCGAAGGCCTGGGCGGTGCCGGCGCCGAAGGCTCCAGCCGGCGCGCGGATGTCCTGCGACACGCGCAAGGGCGAAGGTGCGACCTGCGGGCCGTCGTAGACGGGGACCTTCATTTACCTGCCGCCCCGATAGTATCTGTAGGTTTGGTAGCGGTCGCCGGCCGTCGCAGCACTGCTCAGCAGGCTGGAGCCGGCGCCGATGTAGCTGGCTTGGACGGCATCGCGCCCGGCCATCTGGGTCAAGCCGGACTGCGCCATCAGGTTGCCGGCCTGGGCGCGGTGGCCGTATGCCTCGCGCTCGGCGTTGGATCGGATCGTCAGCGCGTCCAGCTCGCCCAGCATGGCGGTATCGCCCAGCACGTCGAGCGGCGAGCCCGACGTCAGCTCGACGCCGGACGACCCATAGGCGGCGCGCTGGGCACCGGCCAGCCGGGATGTTGCCAGCCGCTGGCGCTGCTCGGCGATCTGGCCGCGCTTGGTCGCGTCCTCGGCCTGCCAGCCCGAGATCATCGCGTTGTTGCGCTCGACGGCGCTCTGGTACGCCGCCTGCGCCTTGGCGGCCTGTCCCTGCTTGATCGCGCTGCCGGCCGCCATGACGCCGCTGGCCACGGTTGTCGCCAGGGACAGAGTGCCGAGAGTCCCGAGACCGGCCACTGTCGCGGTCGCCCCGGCATAGGTCGCGACCCCAGCGACCAGGGCCGTCATGGTTACCGGCTCACACATCGGATCGCCTCAATTGGAACGGCAAAAATAAACATGCGTCCGGCCCGAGCAGGACCGGATCGCGGAAGGTGAAGCCGAGCCGCCGGAGCCACTTGATGCTGACCCGGTTGCGCGCATCCACCACATTGATCAGATCATCGTACTGGCCCGCCCAGCGCGCGACATAGGTGCGGCCCAGCTCGATGAACTGACGGGCGTATCGCTCGACCCCGACCGCGCCGAGCAACCATGGAGTGCCGATGCCCGCAAGCCCCGTCTGCGAACAGCCGAACACTGCCATCGGCATGTCATCCGCAATAAACGCAAGCTGCTCGCCGGGGGCGGCCAGCGACAGATCGACCGCCTGCAGCGGCGAATGGTGCGCCAGCGCCCAGACCTCGGCGATGTCCGCCGGCCGCATCGACGCCGCGACCGCGCGCCCATACTCCGCGGTCGCCGGAACGACCTCGAGCCTAGCCCCCAACATCCACCTCCGGAATGACGGCCAGCACCGTCAGCGGCAGCGGGTCGCGCTGCTGGAGAACAATCGAGCCGCTCCTGCCCCAGCTCGGCGGAATGCTCAACTTGAAGTCGCCCGTGAACAAGGCAATCGGATCGCCGTACGGCTCGAAGTCGCGCTGCTTGACCTCGGTCATGTGATCGACATCCGGCCCAGCCCACAGGCCGCGGCTCCGCTCGACCTTGACCAGCACCTCAGTCACCCGGCGCCGCGCATTGGCCGACTGGCGCAGGCTGCTGAGGTCGAGGTCGAGTGTCTGCAGCTCCGCGGTATAGCCGAGCCCGACATGCACGACCGATGCCGAGTGCGGCAGGGTGATAGTGCCGCCGGTCACCGTCTGCGCGGGCGACACGCTGCCATCGGCCAAAATCGTGACCTCCTCGCCCTCGAGGTGGGTCAGACCACTGATCGTGGTCGCCGGGATGCCGTCATAGGTCAGCCCGCAGTCGACGAAGTAAGCGTCTTCGATGTCGTTCACGATGCGGGATTGGAAGCGCTCGATGAACCGGGTCGGCCCGCCGGTATTCAGCGTCCGGAGCACCGAGACATAGACCGCGTCCTCTGAGCCCTCAGACACCACGGCCACGCTCTCGAACGTGCCTTCCGTGTCGTGCTGGCACCATGCCCAGACCTGATGTTCCTTGAGGTATGTCAGGCTCAGCAGCGCGCCGTCCGCCATGACCGCCCAGACGATGCTGTGCGGCGCCTGCGCATAGGCCCACTCGGTGACCGTGTTGCTCTCGAACAGGTGGTTGGCGAGCACGCTGAGGTCGTTGCCGGTATAGCCATCGGACTCCAGCGAATAGCCGAGATCGCGGACAATGCTGCCCTTCTGCTGAACGAACAGCGCGGTTTCGCCGACCACGAGCGGCGGCACGTGGCTGCACCCACGGTAGCCTTGCGGTCGCACGAGCACAGCGCTGGGCGTGATTGGATCGCCGCCGCTGGAGCCGCCGCCAGTGACCTTGAACTCGCCGCCCGACGTCAGCACGAGCAGGTCGTTGAGCGCCACGAAATGCCGGATCTCGTTGACCAGGGGCGATGCCAAAGTGAATGTCACGCCGTCATCGTCGCGCGATGGTGACGAGACGTTGAAGTTCTGGTAGTTGCCGGATTGCGACATCCAAACCGTCTGCGGCGCCGAGGTCGATCCGCCAAAGACGCGGCGCTGCTGGTGATAGGTGACGACACCGGGGAAATTTGACGCGGCGAAAGGATCGCGGGTCTCCGGCGGCGTGTCGGCCTCGTCGCCGGCCAGGTTGCTGTCCAGGAACGTCAGCGCGGTCGCCGACCCGATGTAGCCGTGGATGCCGCCGCCATTGGTCTCTTTATATATGTTGTATTTGGCCGCCCCGACGACGGCCGACCACGTGATCGTGTTGAACGTGCCGGTCGCCGGATTGAGCGCGAAGTTGGAACACGTGGCTGCGACGCTCGCGACACTCTCCTCGAGTGTCCCTGTGTTGACTGCGGTGACCTTGTACGAAAACGTGATTGAGGCGCCCGCCCCGGTGCCGGCGGTCGGCGTCGCGACAGGCCCGGCCGGTGCCGCCAGAGCCGGCGCAAGGCTGATGGTGCTGAGCGTCCACGCCGTGTGCCCGGTGCGCGACAAATTCCGCGAGGCGTAGGACGGGTGGGCGATCGTCATGACGTCGGCGCTCTGGACGAACTTGAGCGTGGGCAGGTCGGCGGTGGTGTACGGCGTGACGATTTCATATGGCACGCCGGCCAGCAGGACCTGGGCGCCGCCCGTGTAAACCCGCATGTACAAATTGCCAAATTCCAAAACGTACGTCTGGCTCGTGTTGAACTGGAACGGGATCAGCCGGACCCGCGCGGCCGAGTTCTTGACCTCGGCAACGTACTTGGTGCCGGGACGATTGCTGGCGCCGCCATGGGCGTGGACGAACATGTTGCGGAGCGTCTTGGCGCCAGACGAGTATTTGGCGAGGTCGCTGCGGGCATGGAGAGACGGCGCAAGCTCCCCGCCGCTGAAGCTCCGCTGCGGAACCGCGTTGGTGTACGGCCTGACCATCAGTGCTTAGGACTTGCGCCCGATCCCGCCGTCAGGTCGAGCCACCGACTTGACCGCGTACATGAACCCCGTTTCGAGGTTGGTCCGCGCCAGACTGGCCCAACGCCCCGCTGTCGGATCGCCCGACGCTGCCGCGTCCAGTTCCTTGAGCAAGTCGGCCACCTCGCCCTCAAACGCCTTGATGCGGTTCATCAGCGAGATTTCGTCTTCGGACAGGTCCCTATAACCTTTTACGAGACGGTGTTGGTTATCGACCACGTCAGTACCTCGCTCGTATGAAATCCGGTTCCGGCACCGCGGCCGGCGCCGCCTCGTTGGCATCGCGTGTCATGGCCGCGCCGAGCACGGTCTGGTAGAGCTTATAGCATTCCGCCATGGCGTCCCGCTTGCCGGTCAGCCGGGGAATGATGCGGCTTGCCAGCAGGAACGTCAGCGCATCCGTAAACAGCGGATCGAACGTCGGGACACTGGTCACCGCGGCGGTATAGGTCGCATAGGCCTCGTAGGCGTCGGTCAGGATGGTGCGCGCCATGCCGTCAGACGCCACGCCGACAGCGTACGGGACCGGCGGGTAGAGCACCGCCGTGCCCAAACTGGCGGGCAGGGTTTCCGTGCTCCAGATGATGGCATTCGGATCATAGCCACCGGCGCGCACGGCGTGGATGTCGAGCGCATCGCTGGGG